CAACTCCATTTGGAGTGGATAATATAAGACATTTACCACCTGTTGCAAGAGTACTTTGTGCTGCAGTCCATATTGAATCTATTTTTTCAATGAATGCCGCCTCATCTATAATCAATAATGACAGTGCCTCTGAACGTCCTGCTTCATCTGTACTTGCAATTGCTTTTACTTGAGATCCGTTTTTATACCTTAATGACAATTTATTATCTTCAACACATCTTTGTTTTAACCAACTTGGAAGATTTGAATGCATTACCCGTACTTTTGTAACTAAATTTTTTGCTGTATCTTGTTTCGTAGCAATAACCAATATGTTCTTATCACTCTGAAATGTCATCATCCATAATGCATATCCAGCAGTTAATGTTGATATTCCTAACTGTCGAGCCTTCAAAATAATATTATTATTGTGTTCATTCACATCATTCAACGTCTTTTCCTGATAATCAAACAGGGCAAATGGAATTTTGCCCTTTATTGGATGTTGAATTATACAATACCTTCTAAGAAAATGTGCTGGTTCTTGTGCACATCTAACATATTCAGCCTTAATTGCTTCTTTAAAATTAGGTTGTTTAGTCATTATTATTTATACAGAACATGAACAATACCAGCTGTTCCAGCAACCACCCTAATAACTCCAAATTCATATAGAGTTCCTTGATCTAATGATCCACTTGCGGTTATCTGACCACCATTGGCCGCTTCAATAACAGCATCCATCACATTTTCAACAATAAAAGCGGCTGCACCAGCATTTGATCCTGTGGCATCAAAGACTTGTCCAGCAGTTACAGAATGTATTTTATTATACTTGCCTAGCCCTAAAGAACCACTTGCTTGTGGCTGTTGACGGCCGTGCCATCCTGCGTCAGTTCTACCGTTTGGTCCTTGAACAAACTGTCCACCTGTATCATTTATAATTGGCATTTAACTTCTCCTTATTATATATATGTATATACTAAGATTCTCTCTTGGAAAATTTTCGTAGGAATTCCACGGCCTCTTCCGAATCTTCTTTACTAATTTTTGTTTTTTCAATTTCTTTCTGTATTCTATCCAATTTATTCTTTCTAAATAATGTAACTACACTAAAAATCAACTTTTTTACAAATCCCATAGTTAAATTTCTTTTCTAACTTTTTGAGTATATTTTTGCAAATCAGCCTTTGTTAGACCCAATGCTCCAATAACTCTCATTAAAATCGCTAATATCTTTCTCCTATTTAACCTTGCGTCTTTAACTGCAGATATAAATCTCTTCATATATCTCTCTACCTGAGATGGCAGTTTTGTATCTTCAATATCTGCTTCATCCAAAACTGATTTTATTTCTTCTCTAATTATTTTTCGTAGTTGTTCCTTTGCTGTCATTATCTATCTCCTTTTGATATACTTTCCTATTCATAAATATCATTTAATTCTTTTTCAACTTCCGATTTCATACTTTCATACAATTCTAAAGCCTCATCTGCCATTTTACGTATGAAATCTTGATTTGAATTCCATTTTTCTTCATCTAATGTAATTCCATCAGGTGTTACTTGATTATGAAATTTAACTTTGCCTGCCTTTTCTTTCCATTCACGTACATTTTCAATTTGATCTAAAATCCACGATTTTCTATTTTCTAATACCTTTTTTCTTTCAAAATTTTCCCACTGCCCTTCTATTCTCATTTTATTTTCAACTTTTACCTGACAATCAAAACAATATCCATACAATCTCCAAAACTTGTCGTCTAATCGTTTCTTCATAACCGCATCACATTTAGGACAAAACCAAGGCATTCTTGCTTCTTTAGTTGCGTCTAATTTCTCTTCAATTTGTCTTTGAGCTTCCTCAAATTCTTTTTTAGCTAATTCTTTATCACCTTCATATCCAAAAAATACGCGTTTTTCTGGTTCTTCACCTCTTAATATAGACTGCATTGCTTTATTTTGTCTTTCTATTTCTTTACTCATAATAACCTCCCTAAAATGTCATTAAACCAGTAATCTGGTTTATTGGAGCAAAACTCCCGGTTAGTTTGAAAGTTTTTCCATTATATTTAAAAACTATTCCTTCACTTGGAACAACAGCATCCAAACCACCTATTGCATTTAATTTAGAAAGTTGTTGTTTAAGTCTATTTAACTTCTTTAAATCTCCACCTTTTCTCACATCTTTTATTGCCTTACTAACATCTTTTCTAATTTTCTGTACTGCTTTTTTTGGGCTGGCTGCTAAAAATCCATCTATATTTTTAAGTATATCTGCACCAAGACTGAAAAATAATATCTCAAACGGTTTCATGTTTTCTTTTTGTTTCTTTTCTACATCTACTTTATCTGAAGATAAAACCCAATCTAAAAACTTCTCATTATCTATATCATTTTTTATTTGCTGTATTTTATAAGACTTGTCACCAAACGCCCACCGTTTTACTAACCCCTTTAATACTTTGGTAGGAATTTTATAACTAAATTGTTTTGCTGCATTAAAAATAAACTCTTCCCAAAAGGATTGATGATACATAGATAATGTATCTGTATCTTTTAAAGCATATTGTTTCTGTAATTTATTTAATCTACTAACAAAACCCCTTTTCTTTGTTCCAAAGTCCTGATGTTTAGGTACTTCTAAAAATACTGGCTTTCCTATCTTATAATGCTTCTGTATATGTTGATTAACTTGTTGTATCATTCCTTGAAGTATTCTACCACTACCTTTTACTTCACCAACTACAGTGCCACTATCATCATATTCTAATGCCCCGTGAAATACTATCTCCGCTTTATCATAGTTTATCACATTTGCTGACTTAGGCCACATAACTTCTAAGTTCATAAACGCTTTACCACTCATAAAAATCTTATCACGTTGTTTATCTGATAAAGAACCTATAGCTTTTTCCAAATCCTTCATAGCAAAACTGAATGCGTCTGATATATCACCCCTACCTTTAAATTTTGAGATTATTCCATTAGTATCTAATGCATTTTTACCTGCATTTTTAAGTTGACTCTTACTTCTTGCTGCAATTAATTTACCGGCTCTCCAAGAAATCATTAAATTCTGTCCATCTAACTTTTCTGAAACGTTATCCTCTCTACTAAGTTGTCCACCTAACCCCATTTCTATAATATTTTTCAAATCTTTAAATGTTAAATTTTTATCATCAAATGGATGACTCATATGACCATATGCACCACCTTCTACAATCAAATTAATTTCTTTCGATATATCAATTCTATCTAAAAGACTTTTATCTTCAGATAACTTTCCAAATTTGTTAACCATCATTGTAAAAATACCTTTATCAAAATAACCAAAGGCTTGTTTAAAAAGTTTTGATGTTGGTTTAGGTTTTGTATTTGGATCTAACAGATTTCTCATTACAGTTCCACTAACTTCTTTTCCACCAACTTTAACAGAAACATGTGGTGCAGTTAAAACATAACCATGTTTCCAAGCTGGTTCTAAATTATTTTTATTCTTTTTATAATCTTGAAAATATTTACCACTTGTCAATCTTCCAGCATCTTTCGCTCCAAATATATATATAACAGCAGTAGAATCTTTATCAAACTTTTTTAATGTATTACTTGCTACATATGGAGTTTTTTCTTTAATAATTTTATTAGAAGGAATACCCATTTTTGTCATATGTCTAACTTTTTCTTTATAATTAAATGGCCACTTTGGTGGTCTTTTAATATCTGATGTAGTTATGTACGCATCATCAACCTGCTTTTCTAACCATTGATAGGTTTTCAAATGATGGGGCCCAAACGGTTGAAAACGTCCACCATAAACACCTACAACCTTTTTGATTCCCTTTGCTTCATTTACTACTGTTGATTCACCTACTAATTTTAAAAATTGAGTAAGTATAACAGGATTGCTCTGTAAATAATGAATTAACTTTTGTTGATTATCCCAAAAAGATTTAGGTATCTTTAATTTACTTAAAAGTTTCTTTAATTTTGAACTTTCACTTTTAATTGTTCTTTTTTCTAAAAGTGGTTCAATTAATTTTGCTATAAATTTTTCCATTACTTTATCTTCTTATTATTTTAATATGTTTGTTTCTTTGTTTGCGTATGTAAAGTAGCATTTCGTTTTTTCATAGACTTCATACGTTTTTTTACAATTTTTGCCATTTTACCCTTCATTCCCCTAGCTCTTTTCTTAGCTGCTTTTTTCATTTTCTTTAACTGTGCGGTTGGTATTTTTACACACTTTTTCTTCGAAGGTACATACTTAAATCCATCAGGACAGACTGCCTTTTTTACTATTCTTTTATTTCTAATTACTTTTTTCCACTTAACCTCTTTAACTCCACTCTTTTTTAATAATTGTTGCTTCTCAATCCATTTCTTAGCTATCTTATTTTTAATTGGTTTTTTAATAAACCCACCTATTCCTTTTTTCACCAACATATTAAATTTCTTAACTGCTTGTTTTGGATCCAGAGTTGCATTATTATCTATTAACAAAAAGTTAGCATTTCCAAATAATCCTTGAAAATATGCCATATTTTTTTGTACATTATTCCAATACGTTTCAACAACATCTTTAGGTAATACTCGTGGTCTTTCTTCATTTCGTTGTTGTGCTACTTCTAAACTTGTATTCACAAAAATCATAAATGTATCATAACCCACATCTATCAAATCTTGGCGTTCATCTTTCACGTCCTTATATTTGTGACCAGTTCCATCAATAATAACTCCCAATCTACCCTGCCTATATAATTTCAATCGTGTTTTACTAAGTTCTTTTGTACGAGTTCTCAGTCCACTGTAATCATCATCCTTTGGATCAGTTAATTGTCTAAATAAATCATCAGGCATCATATCAATATCAACACTTCCAAAATATTTTTTCAAAAATGTTTCTAATTCTGTATCTTGGTTGACCATTTTTAATCCAAATGCCGATACATTAATTTTATTAGGAATACCAAATAATTGTTGAGCGACAAAAGATTTTCCACTACCAGGACCACCAGCAAGAAATACTGCTTTGAATATTCCTGGATCATT